CTCCATCTAAAGATCCGCCACCAGCATAAGACGGCGACCTAAATAAGTTATCCAAAACTCGGTTCATTACCCTCGAAGTTACACGATCAGATGGAGATGACATAACCATGTCTATAGCGTTTACAACATATAAACAGTGAATAGTTTTATATAGAGGTAATGATTATAGTATATGTCTACCCCAAGACATAAACAACATACAAAATGGACAAGAGGCCCTTGGACAAGACTTCTTTTCTGTTTTTGTTTTGTTTAGGATAAGTGGGTGTGGCGTGCTATTTTTACAAGTTGTGGACGGGCCGATGCTAACGCGGTGGACATCATATTAAATTATATAAGTTGAAATGTTAAATGGGTTAAAAAATAGTGAAGTATTGTCGTCAGTATCAAAATAGGTTTACCATCCTAAACAAAAAAGGAAGAAAAAGATTGCTACCCTTTCTTGTTGTTGGTTTGGCACAACCATATTGATCGTGCAAGTATTTAATCCTATCGTAATTTTAGCAAATCTAGCAACACCTTAAATGTAACATTTGAACAGCGAAGATCAAACAATATAGTTTCATTCCAGTTTGGATCATCAAAGATTTCATGTGGCATTCTTCCACTCATTAAGGCTAGAAATCCAATTGATTGCAGATATTCATCAGTTCGTTTTTCATAGTCGTCTAAATCCAGAAATTCGTATTTTCCACTTAAATATTCTTGCTCACTGTATATCACGAAAGGAAGAAATATCAAGGTCTGAATCAGAGCACACAGCGTTGAAGATCGTTAATATTTCAGTCCACAATAGATCGTCGAATTTATGTGAGATTAATACATTCGGCAAAATATCTGTTACCCATTTGTCGAGGGTGCTACTCATTAATTCGTCGAGTTTTGGGTTTGGAAGCATATAATCTTCAAGTTCGCCAGTTTCGGGGTTTGGTCGTTTCTCTACTAAACTATTTTTACGCTCGGTTTCGAGTTCCATGAGCATTCTAAAATGTTTCCATCCAAGTGGTCCGGTTGGCCGTTTTAAAATATAAGTGTCGTTATCTGTCTTTACAGTTATTTCCCTTGATGCTGATGCTTTTCTAGGCATGGAAAATACTAGTTTTTTACCTTATATAAATGATGTAACTAGTGTTAATAGTGTGTGATTATGTGGCTGTTGTGAAGGTTATTCCAGAATTACTCGTCGTTTTGGCTTTCCATTCGACGGTTTTTTCAAATCGTTTCATTCCACTAACGCTTAAATCTAGTGATTGAACGTGAATTTCATCTAAATAGATTGTGCAGAGATCAATTGTTCCGCTCGGATTTCTAAATTTAACTGTTAAGTCTCCAATCATCGTAGTGTTATTCTTTGGATCGTCATTATTCCAGTTTGCTTCATCAGTTGTATATAGAACATCTTCCATTAGATCGTATTCAGTGTTGCTTAATGTTATCGTCCCACCGATTGTAAGGTTTTCAGATTGTGTGAGGGTTTGACTATATTCAGAACCGAGAATATGATCTTCGGCGATAAGTGGTCGATCTATTCTAAAAGTGATCCCTCTGCACCTTATGTTATCGATATATGCATTGTAGAATAATGTGGGTTCAATTGAGTAATTAGGTGTTGTTAACGTTGTATCAGATAACTTTTTATATGTTCCTATCCAGTCGAAATCACATCTACTGAATTGACCAGGCTGCATTGAGATTTCACATGATGTCAGAGCACAGGATGCAAAAGTCCATGATTTATCGCGTTCATCACCCATTGTCATTTCATAATGAGTAAATGTTTCAGAAACACCACCGCCAACTTTACCTAATATACCGTTCTCAATAAATGTGTTGATGGTTTGTGGCCGATATGCTGCGCTAAATGAACCTTGTAATGTATAATATCCGCCGAAAATGGTAGGTTCTCCAGCAACAGATAAAGCATCTTCTTCAACGATCAATCCGCGATCAACGTGATAAGATCCTTCAGTAATAGCAATAGGAGTTGAGTCTATTGCCAAACCTCTTATTGATGTCATTATCCAAATAAGATTTTGGTTGAGTCAGCAGGTGCAGACCATGCTTTTGTTTTGGTCATTAACCCACGGCCACTAGCGCTCATTTCAATGTTTGATAGCACGGCGTCTGATATAGTTATTGTTTCTAATACTGTTTCTCCCGCTACAACTTTACCTAATGTCAATGTTATTGAACCAGGGTCGCCAAGTGCAATTGCTGCCGTTTGTGATAGTTTAATCGTTCCTGATACTTTGGCGTCACCACTTTGATAGATAGATTGTGAGAAGAATTGATCTCCACCCAATATAAAATCGTCAGCGGTATATGGTCGTTCAATCTTTATCGTGAATTCAGAACACGCTCCCCACGATGTAAAACTCTTATAAAATATTGGTATTTCGTCGGTATATGCTGCTGCCGATCCTGCTGTTCCAGACTCCACCAACTGCCCCACAAAATTAAATGTGCATTTTGCATAACTTCCAACGGTCATTGTTAATTCTGCTGATGTTATTAGAGCAGTAGCGCATTCTAAAGCGTGACTATTATCGTCCCAGATTATTGCTGCTGCTTTGTGTGATGAATCGTCATCGACTAGCATATCAGTAAATAACGATTTAAAAGATGCCGATCGATATGCTCCGGTGAACGATCCTTGAATTGAATTATATGTTCCACCATATAGTTTCTTACCACCGGTCCCACTCATTCCTTGCTCTATTACAGGATCTCTCGATGATGTTAGTGATGCATCAGTTATTGGTAGGGAATTACCATCCCACGAAAATCCACGTGCCGTCATTTATATTTAAACCTCTTATAAAGTAATCATAATTTACAATATATAATGGAGGTGTAGATGATTTTAAAAAAAGGAGATGTTTGTTGTTGCTTACGTAATTGATGGATCCCAAACATCAAAGTAGAATTTAGAGGTGTTATTAATTACGGCTTTCCAAGTAATCGTCTTGGTATATTTCTGTTTTCCTTCGGCGGTTGCAGTGGTCTCGGTTAATTTACAAGACTGGACTAATATACGAGATATTGGCTTTACTCCGGTTGGCGTATGTAATATAATTTCCATCTGTCCTGCTGGAATTGCATTGGCAAGTACAGTTGTGGTTGTAGTGTTCGTAACAACACCAAAGAATTCCTTTCTACCTTCATCAAGTGTATTAATTGATGTATCTGACGTTCCCACCATAACGGTTCGCATTTTATCCCAATCGGTTGCTGCTAAAGTAATAGATCCACCAAGATCTGATAGACCGTTGTATGTTAAACTGTTTAAGAATTGCGACCCTACCATGTAATCGTCAGTGTCAATGGGTCGTGCTATATTTAATGTAAATTCCTGGCATTTAAATATAGAAGCACTTCCACCTTCCGGAGTCCATTTGAGCACTGCGTTGTAGAACATTGCAGGATCTCCTTTCGGTTCGCTTTCTGTTGGATATGGAAGATCGAATACTTCGGCTTTTCGTGCCATCCATTGAACGTCAACAGTTACATATTGTTTGGACCTTAACGTGATGTTTGCTTGAGTAATTCCAACTCCACGATAAATTCTAGTAACACCAGCGTTTGCATTTGCCTGTTCATCAACATATTTTAATGCGAGTGATTTTGGAACGGTTTCAAATTCGTATCGAAGACCTGCTGTGAATGAAGTTCCCGGGTTAGCAATTGTTACAGCAGTTTGTTCTCCCATTATACCTTCCAGCAATCCAGAAGTTGCAAAGTCCCATCCTCTTAATGCAGTGGTGAATCCACCAGTAAGGTTAATTGTTCCGCCGAATAATGATGCAGCGGCTGCCTGATCAGTTGCTTCTTCAGTAATAGTTTCTCTGCTTTCACTTTCGTTCTGTGCAGTTACACGAAGTGTAGTAAATTCAGGGGTATTGCCGAATGTGGGCGCCCACTGATAGGTTATGTAATCGTTTACAGGATCATACTCATCCTTAATCGTATAAATATCAATTTCATAGGGAGAATACGCATAAGGATCAGTAGTGATACAAAGTTCTCGTTTATTCGTCATAATTTTCCTCCCCTAGCGCTAAGACAAGGAGTTATGTTTGCGTTGATATTGTCAATATATAAAATAGAAAGAAATAGTGTGGGGATTTATGAATTTTAAACCCATTCATTAATTGGTTCATAATAAGCAGTGAGGGTTACAAGATGAGTTGATCCAAGTTTTATAACCGTGCAATTACTGAATTGGAATGACGTGCACCATGAAACTTCTGATTGTTCAACAATGTTGGTAATGTTTTGAACGATTTCCATTATAACATATGGTATTTCATTGTTGTTTTGCACAGGAAATTCAATTGTTATATAAATTTTATAATCGTATTCTTCTTGAGTATAAACTGATAGATCTACATCACCATATAATACCACACATTCTTTATCATGAAGATTGTTGACATCTGATGGATTAGTATCATATGATAAGGATCGCAATGCCCCCTCTACTTTCATCTTACAATCTTCAATTCTTCTAATTCGTTTTACCATAAGGATACCCGCCGTTTACTTAATTTATAGTTATCGTCCGAAATTTCTACGTTTGCTTGCTTGATTAATCATCCAACTCAATGAACCTTGAACTGGTTGATTTCCAATCCATCTTTCTTTCATTCCTTGCCATGTCTGCTTTTCATCATATGGTTCATTATACGGATCCAACCCTCTATTATCTGCATATTTGGGTTTTTTAAATTCAATTGAAAAGTTTCTAGTCTCCCCTTTAATCGTATTAATAAATTCTTTATTGTATCGGTTATTACGAGTGGCCCTAATTTGTTTCGTGTTTAATACTTTTCGTTTTTCAATGAAACTTTCAATTTGTCTTTGTAATCTAATTTCTGAATTCTTAATTTCTTTCTGAAAACGAGTTTGCCACGCTATCCAGTAAACATTTGGAATTCCACCCCAAGTTCCGCGTTTAATTCTTAAGTCAAATGCTGGAATATATGCCCCTCGTTTTCTACTTGCACCCGCCATTAATATATTAACGTAATCAACATTGTTAGTTTTTGCGTAAACGTGTCGAACGTATAATTCGGCACCATAAATATTAACCTTCCTTAATGTTATCGCCCTTCTTAATTGCCCAGTATGTTGTCTTGAATTTGCAATATAGGCAGTTTTAACTCTACCAAGTTGCTGCATTCGTTTATTTCGATATGCTCCGGCACGATGAGAGATTCCATAGGCTCGCCTATTAAAATACATGTTTACGTTATCATACCAAAATTTCATAAGACGTTGTGCCTCTTTTTCTACAAGTTTAGTTATATAATCTGCCATATAGCCAACTAATTTTTCATGTTCTGCTTTAGACGCTGGAACCTTGAACGTGGACGATGAATAGAAATATATACCACTTCCCACCTTTATTGACGTTATTCCTGGAGTTGCTGATTCGGTGGGTCTAAATATAATCGGGTCCACTGTTAAAGTGAAATCTCGTGTGGCTGCTGATGATTTTGATCTTGTGGTTGCAACGAATTTTGCCATAAATTATCTTAAATGTGCCGGCGCCTATGCCCACACCCTATATCCATTATGGAGATTCCTTTTCTACCAGCAACCACTGGATTGATTGATAATGATAGTGATATTGGAACTAGTTCATCGTTAAATTCGACGCCAAACAATAATGATAAGCAATTCTTCACGTCTAATATATCATATGAAATGATTATTGGTGATCCTTGAGGAAGTGCCCCTAGTTGTTTTTCAGCGAGTCGTGTATAATTTCGATATGCATTATAAGTGCCGAGTCGAATAGTGCAACGCTCTACACTAGTTGTTGGATAGTCGGCAATATCAGATTCAAGAGTTGTTGCGATCATTGATATTGTTTCATATGCATCTTCAAGATCTCTGTAGGCCAACTTATCATTATATTCGTCAATTCCGATTTCGTTGAGTTTATCACGTAATTTGAATATTAAGCGATCATATTGCATAAGAAATTGAATCTTTTTACAATATATCAAGATGTATGTTGGAAAAAAGTGAGAGTGATTATATCTACAGTGTTACTGTTGAAGGATCACAAACTGTGGCTATACGCATGATACGATAGTTACTATCTTTCTGTGTTTCGGATTCTGGAACAATCATTGACCCAAAGTAACGGGAGTAAACTACAGTGTCTGTTCCTGCATAGATATCACGATCGCTTTCCACACCTTTTATTTCCGGCCCGTTATATGTATAGTGGTCAAGTGTTTTATCTTGTGTTGGAATAACCGCATAAACATTTCCGAGGTAGTTAAGTTTTGTACTTCCGACCCATGTCACACCATATTCATTACCAGACCATTCAAGATCTGTACTGTTTACACGGATATTGCTTGCAACCTGGCCACTTGCAGTTGTTAATCTTACAGGATCACGAATCTTTGAGTATAACTTCAACGGGTAGAATATAACCATGTTGCCGATATCATTTTCTTTAACCGAAACATCATCTTTATCAAACAATGTATCAAATAATGTACCTATATCTCCAAGCGGATCGCATCCCCCTGTATCCCATTTTGCTGAAGCATTGGTTGTTACACCATAACCTTTAACGATATTTGCAAGAATATCATCATCTCGCTGTTGTGCAAAGGACTCTGTAATTCTCACTATTGCGTTTTTGATCTGGGTTGTTATATCTCGTCTTATTTTTGATTCATCGGTTATTTTGTAGGATGCCCGCTTTTTTGTCAGGTGAATATATTTTTCGAATACATTATCTGAACTGTCCGGTACCATACCACCTTCTGACGAATTAAAAATTCCACCAGGATATATTTTCTGAAACTCTCTATGAACATCAAGCACTGTCGAATTTTTAAGAGAAGCGGCGCGAATAAATTCCATGTTCTGGAACGATGTAAGATCGACCATCTGTGTAAGTGATAGAAGGCCTGCCTTAAGTGCTCCATCTTCAACAGAAACGTTAGTTCCGAGTATATGAGTATCTACCATATTTTTTCACTCCTTTAAGCCTTCTTATACTGGTGGCAAACCCTCGCAATTACTGTTTCTGCTCCTGCTATACCTGTTGAGTTATTAGCGGGCCATTCGGCTTTAGCCACTACCCAATTAGTTGATGCTGCGTTTGTTGCAAATCCACTGGCATCTGAAGTAATTTCCGCACATTGATCGATGGTTGCGCCCGCTGACACAGGTATTGATATTAAATAACCTGGAATTAAAGGTGCAACAGTAAGCGGGAACCAATCATTATAATCTTCTGCATATCCACTATCTCCTATATCAGCAGTCACTGGGTACAAAACGTCTGCACCACCAGGCAGCGGGTGTGGTAAATAGCTTGTTATATATGCAAATCCGTCAACATATTGCCCTGCGGCTGCTGGCACTGCTACACATTGTGTGGGAGTAGCATCAGCGTCATATGCAGTTGACTTCTTATCAGTTTCAAGGAGTAACCCCCGGTATTTAATCTGATAAGGAGTTTTATATGTCATGTTTGTAATTCGACTGATTTCCTGTAGTTCACCCATTTTGGGTCTAACACGGAAACCAAGACCAAATGCATTAGGTATATCCATTTTTAATCATTCCATATTTTATTTTGGCCCGATGTAGTTTCCAGTCGGGTCGTAAAGTTGAAGTAAGTTAAACCTACCTGTCAATTCTGGATCGGAGAGTTTATTCATCATAGATCGTATCGTAGGATCATTCACTACACTCATCACATCATCATCAATTCCAAACAATTGATCAATACCTGCCAGAGCGTCATTCATGGTAATATGATTTGACTTTCTTCCCCCAGCTGATGAAAGAGATTCCTGAAGCGGGGTCGATAATGAAGAGTTTCTTGCGAAGTTTTCTTTTACCGACTCAAGAATAGTAATTCGCTGTTCAGTACTAAGAGATTCAGGTGCCATTTTATCAGGTTGTTCAATCCCCATAGCCTTCAATTCACCAACAATTGAATTAAATTGCTTTTTATACGCTTTTTCTTGCGATTCTTCTAAACTTCTTGTTTTATTAAGCAATTCAGCATATTGTTTTGTAATTTCATCAGGGGTATGATTCTCTTTAACTGGTGGCTGCGATTCTACGGTTTCACTTGCTTCAGGAGGTATTTTAGTTGGTTGCTGTTGTTCTTTCAGCCGTTTTTGGACGGCATCATCTACGTATTTGGCAAGATCATCAACCGATAAAGTAACGGTGTTGTTATTTTTGGTCTCTGTCGGCGGGCTTGACGACTGTTCTGATTTCGATTCGGCGACTGTTGTTTGCTGGTTCATACTTTTTACCTGCTCTCCAAAATTTGTTAATGTATCATTTAAATTACTAATGGTGCTCTTTAATTCTCCAAGCGGTTCTTGCCACGATGAAGGAGATGCTGATATATTTTCACTTCCAACTTCTGCTTCGAAATAGTGAACATTAACGTCCACTTTATCCTTCACCATACCAGGATTAGGTGTCATGGCTACACCCACTATCTCATAATCATCACTAATTTCAGGACTAATAAAAATGCTACCGTTCTTATATCGATTTTCGAACTTCTTAGGATCCGTTACAACAGATTTTTGATAGATTCCGTCATCTCTCAATACATATTTCTGTATAGAAGCGATTGGGTTTCCATCACTACCATCGTAAACGTGTCTTTCTTTAATATCTGTCGTTGAAGTTATCTTGTCATACATTGTCTTGAGGCGCTCCTTGGTTACATTGAACTCTTCTCCTTTGGAATCCCGATAAGTGCCAATTTTAACCAATGGAGATTCTAGGGTGTATGCTGAAAACTCTTTTATAGAACCTGACATTGTAAAAAAAGAAAGTAATTTACATTATATAAATTAAGTAGGGATTGCGGATAGCCATCTTATTTAATTCCATCGAATTCGATGGGTTTATAAAGGATACTTATAAATAACAATCTCACCAATTAATTATTATGAGTGAAGAGAATCTATATAGAAACGCCGCTCTTTACATGAAGAAAGGTGGATTTATAAAAAGTGATAGAATTGATATTGATCCGTTTGATGGAGAAACACTTCAATGGTTACAAAAAATTGCAAATAGTAAAAACCAAGATGTTTATGTTATTAGGGAATTTATTGCAAATGATGCAGAATATCAAGAAAAGCGACCAGAACAACTCGCCAGTGATTGGTATGTGATGAAAGTAGAACCGGAGAGTGAATCATGTATCCAGAACCATTAGAATGGATAAGTGATGAAACGATCAAAGAATTAAAAGAAAGTAAATTGATGATTGTTCCTGTATATGAGACATTCGATAATATAGGTATTATAATTCTTAAATTGCGTAATAATCAAACTGGAGTCGTAGTAAGTGATGCATGTATTAAAAAGGAAGATATTAAAAATGGTAGCGCTGATGATATATTACATAATACAATAATATTATCGAAGTACATGCACCGTTATTTAGTATATTAATGAATTAATATAAATTGAGAGATGATTTTATGAAGTATGAACTTAAAGGCGTTTATAATGAGAAAAGTGAGGAAAAATGTGAAAATACCATTCCTATATTTATTAGGGTAAGAGAACGTATGGGATCTTCCCATGATTTTGCCATAGATAACGTAGATAAGTCTGGAAATAAAATTGCATCATCAAATTTGCTTGTATTTAAACAAAACAAAAATGGGAAATATATAATAACAGTCGCCAAGGGCGTTAATCCAGATCTTCCATTCGAATTGGATATATGCGGGCATGTTATAACAACATATGAATGATAATTGATATTATGATTCATATCCTAATGCATCGTTTATTTTGGAATCGCCAAGATCACTCGGCTGTTGATTTGCTGATTGAGGTGTCGCTGGATATTTGACATTTCCATCGCTCGTTGCCCCAGACTGCCCACCATTATTTATAACTGATTTTTGTTTATTTGCTGCCATCATATCATTCCGTTTTTTAATTTCTGCTTTTTGATCGTTGGTTAATGGTTTGAATTTCATTTGCGCGCGTATTTCATCATCAGTGAATGTTCCCATTGCATACATTAATTGTGCGATTTTAGCATTTTCAAGTGGATTTGCAGCCAAATCAAATGAAGTGGTGATGTCAAGAAGGTCAACTGGATACTCTGTATTCATTAAGAGGAGTTTTCTCTTCATTGCAATTATTATCACTCTGGATATCTTATTTGCAACTTGAGCAATTTTATCGTTAGCGTGAGAATATATGATAAGTTCGCCTGCATAGTTCGATGATGATTTCCCCTCTACTATTGAACGAGGCATACCGATTGCACAAAATATACTATCGGTCATTTGGCTAATCACTGCGTTTGCTTCTAGATGTGTAGCATTTGTTGGTTCTACAATTTTAACATCAGTTGTATCGAGCATTACAAGTGGTTGGTCAGGTGTAATTCCAGAAATGTTACTCCTGTGCTGTTCTATTGCGGCTGATGCAGCAGATTGTGCTTGTTCCATCTTATATTTAGGAGTTCCAGTGAAGTTTGTTGTGTTGAATGATTCTGCTGATAATTGATGAACTTCACGAGGGAATGCTTTTTCTCTCCATGCAGCATCATTACTCATTACAATACGACGATACCAAACAGAAACAATTGCCCTTCTTAATGGCGATACCCCATAAATGCCATATGTTACCCGCCCTTTACAATCTTCAATATAGACAGGAGTATCGTGATATCGTATGATCATGAATTGATCTTTTGAATATATTCGCTGTGTATCAAGATTTTCATCTAGAACAAGATAATTTGCTTCAGTTATCAGATCTTCATATTCATTATTACCCGCACCCCCCAATCCTTCTATCCTACCTATCTTGTCAATAATCGTTACGTGATCGTTTGGTAGTTGAGTGAGGGAACCGTTTTCGTTGATTAGAATGAATAATGTTCCGTGCAATTTTAATATTGCTCCATATTGTTCGTAAAGAGATGGAATATCTTGAGATTTTCCAATAGCATTAGCAACATCAACCATTTCCTTTGATAATTTATTACCTTTTGTAAAATCTAGTTCATCCCCATCAATGTCCAACGTATCTGGAATATTATCGATTTCATTATAATTAATTAGATCGAAATATTGAAAGGAATTTCGAACCATTAAAGCAAATGAATCGATGGCCGTTGCAATTTCAGGTTCGGTAGTATATAAATGTTCTACGAGATCTTCTCTAGTCATCACAGAAAAGTTGCTTATGCCATTGAGATAGTTGACAAAATCGCTATTATTTTGCTGTTGAACCGCCGAACCTGCAACTGCCGGTCTTGTAAATCTATCCGTTGGTAATCTATTTGATGATGGAACCGCGCTAAACATATGCACTCTATTTTTTAATGCTCGCGGATTCCCTTTTATTTTTTTTGCCATTATAAAAAGGTGTGCAGATTTCCCTTATATAAAGCATGTTATACAGCACGAATGGGAACGACGGGTAATCTTATGATGCCAGATTCTTGCGTGGACAAATGCCAGATTACATTGGCTACACAGTCAGCAATATCCTTTGATCCTGTTTTTGTCTGTGGATGATCTACTCGCAATTTTCCACTTGGTAGTTCTTCCTTTGTTAATTGTTGGCATTCTCTCTTTAAATGTTCATTATACGGAACAGATAGTTTATAGTTTCCTCTATTGTCATTAAACGTAACCCAGTTAGTATATGTGTCTATATTTGCAGTGTGCTTTATACATCTAACACCATTATTCTCCAATTTTTCCACTGTAGGTAAAATGAGATCAACATCATATATGAACGTGCTAACGTTTAATTCGGGAACCCATCGCAAAATATAATCTTCTATTTCCGATGGTTTTAAGTATGGTTCGTTACTTTCAACATCCTTCTGAAATTTAGCAACCCCATCAACAATAATCCATTCTCCGTCGGTATATCCGCAAGCCATTCCAAACGCATCATTACGAAATGCGGGATCTGCTGCCATTACACGTTCCCACCCCTGCACTTCCTCTGGAACATACCCGAGTTCAAATACATTGTATTGCGATCTATTAAGATTAAGACTGTTTCCTGGAAATAAATGTCCACTTGCCGCGCTAGGTTGATTCGCAAAATCTCTCCAGAACATATCCATTTTATATTTATATTCTTCAAGTAGTTTCGCTTTGGTTAATCTATCATTAAACTCCCAGGTTTTTAAATCGTAGGTTAAAGTTGTCTCTTCATTTAATCCTTCATCATACAATTGATTGATCATTCCATGTTCTTCTTGGACAGATGAAATCGCAATACATTTACCTTTAATGCCCAATGTCTGCGTAGAGTTGATCATTTTTGACCAAACCAACGACGCATTTAATTTGGATAATGATTGATTATGCCAGAGATCAATTTCATCTGCAAAAACAGCCGCACTTGTTGCTCCAGTTCCTGACCCAGTGTCAATTTTTGCCGGAGCTACTTCAACAAATACATGTTTCTTCTTACATTCAATTCGCTCATCTCCAATATATTTCAGATCAAACCATTGGTTAATCCATTCATTTTCTTGGAAATCAGTTAAAAAAGTAGCAAAAATATTATCAGCAGCTTGTTTTTTACTCGGAGCAACACAACTAATGGATATATTCTGATTTTTCATTAATCCAAAATGTTCAGCAGGGTTGTCTAATGATATTAGTTTGAAAAATTCATAGCCACAGATTTTCGATCCTAGCGCAGTCTTGCCTGAATTATGTGTCATGATCCCATTAGCAATATAACAATTACCATCAGGAACATATAGATCATACATATCTTCTTCCTTTTCAGTGTAATTAATAGATTTAATGGGAAGATAAATATGACTCGGATCTAATAATCTATCTACAATATCAGAATTACCTTTATAAAACGATTTACATTTATCTAAATTTATTGTTTTTGTATTACCGTTTATTATATGATATAATGCACCAGTTATCGTAAAATATTTTTTTATAATATCTGGATTGATAGGAACTAATTTTCCAACACTTTTCTTATTTTTTTGTGATTTATAAACTTCATTAAACAATTCTTGTTTTGGTTGAGATACTAATGTTATTAATTCATAGAACTTTAATATCTCACTTCCAAACACATTTAAAGTGTATGCATTATTTTTTCTTTTTATCCTTGAACCATATTCTACAGATTTACCAATAGATATTGATGATAATATACCCAATTCTAATAATAAGTTTTGTAATTCATATGCAAGTCTTTCTGATACAGTTGTTGATGTAACTCTACATTTTGTGCCATTATTTGACTTCGATTCTTGAACATTTCCATCGCATGAAAAATATCCAGATAAGAATGCTATTTTAAGGTCTTTTGTTCCGTTTAGGATAGTATAAGGAATATACTTTGTATCCGATTTTTTATAATCTAATCCTAAAAGATAAAGAAAATATCTCACGGAGATACTATACAAAGATAGTTCTCGTGCCATAGTATCTCCTGAGTGTTTGCAGTTTCCAACGTTTAAATTGAATTGACTTTTTATATATTCTTTAAATATATTTAATAACGAATTATCAGTTTTTGTAAATTTTATATTTCCTTTTTTGCTAGAAATACTACCATCTGCAATTAACATCCCCATCAATGTTGCCATTTCGGGAGTTAATTTAAGTGGTAGTGTATAAAGATTTTTATTTATATCACCATATTCAATTAGTTTATGTTTTACATCGTCTGAAAATTTATCATCACCATCAATATGAGTATTTATATGTAACTCAATATAATCTTCACCAATTTTTAAATCTTTCAATTCTTTCCATAAAAATTCACTACCATTAAACGTATAAAATTTATGATTTTCACTGCAATCAAATATGAATCCATAACGAGTTGTTAATCTATACATTGGTTTCTTACCTGCATAAATAATTTCTTTTGCAGATACATATTTATTTCCATTGAATACTTTTATACTATATAATTTTTCTGGATTATTTTTTATTTTTTCTATATTTTTTGGATATAAATCTTCTATATAAATAAGCCCGCTACTTGTCGCAATTCGCGAATGCGCTGTACAACGCTGACCGGCGCGTATTATTAATTTCTTGTATTCTGGTGCGTTTTCATCATAAAGATGTCTGTAAAAAGTTCTGGTTATTTCTTCTTGCATCTTAAATATAGATTTCCAACCTAATATCTCCTTCATGAAGTAAATAGGGTCATTTCTACATTTAACTACCACATCAATGTATTCCATCCGTTCTTTTAAACTTAATTCTTCAATATTAACCATTTTCAATTTATAATATTTTTAAGTTTTTCCATTACCAGTTTTTCACATTTTGGACATAAAATTCCACCAGAAAGTAAATCTGTAATTATGTTGAGATTTCCTTCCACTTGTAATATCTTGGTTTGTGCGTCACCTGGTCCTTTTAATCTACCCTGAAACTCCGCCATCTTACTTAACAATCGTGAACCTTCACCAGTTATCTTAACCAACTGATCAATTTTCAACATATCATAGCCACCACTATCCTTATTTTGCTGAACCCATTCAAAACAATCTTTAATTGCAGTGTATAAAATTGATAACTCGTCTAAATAGAAGTCAGGCGAAGATATATTCTTCTTAATTGATCCATCACTATTTTCCGTAATTGAAATAACTAGACAATGGTTATCAATGTGATCCATGACCTGCGCTTCTGTCATATTATACTTAACTGCTAAATCTCTTGCATGAATTTCGGGTCGCGTATGAAAATCTCGCGTATCTTTTGCACCTACCGACTTCGCTTGACAAATAGGACATTCATCAGGTGTAAGGTGTTTAGTTATAATCATTTCATTATTATCATTAGACATATAACATATCACCGCCATTCATTGAGTTAGAAGGAATTGAGGGTGTTGATTTTTCATTATTACTTGGAGTAGCAGCAACAGCATTTGGAATATCAGAAAGAGTGATATTAGCATCATCGCTTACATTTTTTACATCATTTATAGATATTGATACCTCCGTTTCATTATCATCAACACACTCTTCGTTTAACTTTCTCTCCCACATATCACCAACGTTTTTAAATCCACAAAGATCTAATAAGTTTAATATCAACACTTCTATTTCATCAAGCGTTATCTCTTCGCTTACTTCGGGAGTTATAAATGCACTAACATCGGTAATAGTAAATGCATCTTTTGTAGCGTGATGATTGAGTATACTTTGTAAAATCTTAACACAATGAACTGTATTATCTTCACTAAATAAATATTTACTGAAATCCCCCATTATTATAGCAACATCATATTTTCCCGTTTCTTGATTTAATGAAATTTTATAGTCTGTTTGTCCCTCCAATGAAACCACATTTATTGACGTTCTTCCAAATCCATCAACAAATTCTTGGGACTGAATAAAAACCATAGATGTGGGTGTTATTTAACAATATATAAAGGATGTGTTTGTTATATCTCATATCATAAATTATAAATACCATCACACCCAATTATTATTCACACGAAGGTAAAATCTTCGTAGTGATAGGGACTGTGATTTAGAAAATGTTGGCAGCCGGGAATTAGACCGGCAATTAATCAATTAATCGTGCTGGGTATAATTGAGTGATCATTAAATGATAGATATGAAATGCGGTGCAATTCCGCTACCCAGCATTTATCCACCATAAACACATAAAATAATGCTCCGATAGTGTAGTGGCAATCATAATGGCCTTTCACGCCGACGACTGGGGTTCGAATCCCATTCGAAGCATCTCCCGAAATGATAAACTTACAGGAACCACGAAGAGCACGACCAGTCCATATTATTATTGGGCGTATATGCAGGTTCGATTCCTGCTCGTGGTTATCAGCCCAAAGAAATTCCATGTGAACATAGAGTCTCTATACTTTCCACGGTCTATAAATAAGATTAAGCCTTCATAAAAGACCTAAACGGGAAGGTTAAGGAACTGGTATAAAAATACCCGGATAAAAAAGAGGCAGACTCGCCGGGGACGGGCTAATGGTTGTGAACTCTGGCCAGATCAGTCAGGGCAACCGTAAATCGATGTAAACTTAACTGGCAAAGTGTCGATGTTTGTGGGTTCGAGTCCCACCATCGGTTATCTCTGGTATCAGAAACTATGAAGAGCAGCGTGCAGCGACTAATTGCTTCATATGAGGGTGTCTGTAAAGTCAGCTTAAATCGACCCACGACGGGTCAGCCTGTTACCAGAGAACAAACAATGAACATATTAATTTAAAGAAGTGATAATTTATTATGTCTGGAAATATGAGAAGATCACGATTATTTATTAGTCAGCCAATGCTGAATAAATCAGACGAAATGATAAAAGCAGAACGCGAGGAACTGGTTAATCGACTTAAAGATAGGTATGAAATAATTGACTCAATGATTGCAGAAACTGCCCCGGAAACATCTGCTCAAGGTGCATGGTATCTTGGCAAGGCCATACAATTATTATCTCAAGCAGATTATGCATATTTTATGGATGGGTGGCAGGATGCACGAGGATCCCGAATTGAACATGAAGTAGCAAAACAATACCATATTAAAATAGTTAATGATTAATTATTAATTTTTGGCACCATAGGGAAGTAGTCAAACCCAGCAGACTCAAAATCTGCCGCCGTAGGGCTACGTGAGTGCAAATCTCACTGGTGCTATTGTCGATTTGGTCTGGTCTAATAAAATCATGCCCGTGGGAAATATAGATCTATCATTTGTATTTTATTAGATAGGTTAAAGACGGTGGTTTCAAGCCACAGAAGTGGGTTCAAATCCTACAATCGACATTAATATTTATGATTGATGATGACAACTTTTCTACAATTTGTAAATGGTTTGACGATAGACATGGTCCATGTTTTGTAAACTGTAAATATTCTTGTAAATGTAGAAGATGCACTCTTTACTGTAAACATTGTGAATATGAGTGTATAACTCCATGTGTAATTGCTGCACATGTATGATAGATTTATATAAGAGTAAGATCAACATGGTTGTGCACAATCTCACTAAAAAACAAATAACAGAACTGAAGAGTTTTTCTTCTTTTCCTTTTTGTTTAGGATAGATTAATGCCGCGTGCGCTTTTTTAGGTTGTCCAACTTTAACGTGCCATTCTTGTAACTATATAATACTTTCTACGTAACCATTTTATACTATATCAATAAATTATATATACTATGCACTATTTAGTAGATAAACTTATTAATAAAGGATATAACATTTATCCAGAAGTGCTCGGATTTAATTATTTCAACGAATTCAATCCCGAACTTCTAATTGGTTATGATTATGTGTTTATACAATCTGATTATGGGATTCCTTTGCGATATAATATTACGCAGTTCTTAACGGGTGCCGAAAAACGGTATCCGAACACATATATGTGGTGTTGTTTAGACTTTAGTAATATTAAACAGTTACCATATTCAGAAGCAATTGATATACCAACTGTCGGATTTGTGGGCAGAATACCATTTTTAAAATCAGCCACCGATCCTGAAAAAGTCACATTACATGGTGGATTCGAACCTAGATTAGCAGCATATAATATATTATCAAATAGTAGTTCAATATGTTTTGATAGCCACGTAAGATTTGGCCCATATGGAGGTACAAATGATTGGGGATTTTGGAATCCAGATGTTGCTATAAATTCATGGGAGCCGTTATTTAAAACAAACATGTTAGCAAATACATATGCGTTAACCGCACGAGGAAATGGTAATTATGCTCAAAGATTATATGAAGCATTTGCATATGGTAGGATACCGGTTTATATAGATAGCGATGGAAGAATGCCTTGGGATACAATAATAGATTATAATGAATGGGATTGCTTTGTATCATGCCGCATTAACGAGATTAATGATTTAGAAAGTAAAATATTAGAATTCCACCAAACTCATGATATATGTAAATGTCAAGATAATTGTAGAAAGATATACGAAGAATACTTAACATTTGATAAACAAGTAGAAATTTTCGAAAATAATGTCGATTCGTTTAATAGATATAGTGGATAATTTTATATACTATAACTTCATATTATATAAGTATTATGGCATCATGTAGAAGGGCATACCTGGATTATCGTGACGTTTTTTGCGCATTAAACCCCCGAACTTTCGATATTTTCGTGCGAATTTATGAAGACGGGCCAGTTGATAAGTTTAAATTAAGTAAAAACGAGCGGGAAGTTAACGAATTGATTAATGGCGGGTTTGTGATGAAGATCGGACATGGTAGAGATGTGCTGTATAAAACAACTAGAATAGGCGAGGAGATTTTTGAAAAAGTGGCTGAAATTTGCGATGGTTGGAAAAAATAAGTGAACAGACTACACAACATTCATTGTTAATTACGAATATTAGTTATGTCATCTATCACATAAATTTCTGCGTTTTTTGGTAGTTCTATCTTATACATAAATGAATATATTAATTTATTATCATATTCTTCCTCGATTTTAGATGTTAATTGATAGTATACTTTGATTGGATCGCCAGCATATAATATAGTCTTATTTGTATAGTTTAATTTGGAAGTCCCAACAAACACTGCGCAAACTTCTGATTCCAGTCCGTTTACATCATTTAGCAAAGATTGCCCAAAATCTGGAGATCGTATATAACCGTATAACTTTAATGGGTAGAAAACTATACTTGTATCTTGAAGTAATTCAATTGGGAATGTATCAAATCTTTTTGAACTGTCAACCAGACATTTTAATATATCGGTGTCGAGTTTACAAGATAACCATTCTGCTGCTTCATAATCGTCACATCTATATAATACAAACGTGTCATCTGGCTCGGATTCTATGCATTGTATAATACGCGACGTTTCAGATAACTCTACCATTCTATCTATAAGAGATTGCATAATTAGTATTGCATGGTTTACTATTTAAATATAACTCAAATAAAAAAATTAAACAAAATGCTTAAGGGATTTAAGTTGATCCCCTCTATGAACTGAAAAACTGCAATCTATGCTTCTGTTAACATGTGTTCTGGATCTTTTCCAAGTGCTGCCCAAACATCAATATCCTTTAGGGTTGATCGGCCAGCATGAGTTGCATAACCACTTGCTTTTGAAGTAAGACTTTTAATATATGATTCAGCATTTTCAATGATCGCCAATGTACCAGATTTTGATATTCGCTTTACACCAGTGCCTTCTTTTGCGATTCGTTCTACAGTTGCGATTGGTAACGTCATAATAATTTCCAATAATGTGAGAAAATGAGTTATTCCCACCCATATATATTTACATTCATATTATTTAAAGGTTTGCATCATTCGTGTCATCGCTGTGTTCATTTTTGCATTCTACACAACAATATTCTTTATATTCATCAGTCGTTACAAATTTATTACCGCAACTTTTACATAGTTTACTCAACTTTAGTTTACTTCGACAATGCGCCGCGCAAGATTTACAGCAAAACATCCCCTTTCCACGAATAATATCCGAAACGTGAATAGGAATTGGGGTTTTGCAGTGCTCACAAATTCTGGTTTTTAATTGCAAATGATTCAAAGATTAACACCTCATCTTTTCCATAAATACACGGCTCTGGATATCCTTCAACCCATTGTGGCCAATTTTTACTCCGCGATCTTCAAATTTAATCGAGTTAATTTACTCGACAATATTTCATTAAAATAGGAATTACAATAATCAGTCATTATACCCTCGCCCCTATTTTTAAGCATGGGTTTTAAACCAACAGTTATCGTATCACCAATCTCCATCGTAGGACTATCTTGTGTGAAGTATACTGTTCCTTCGTCATCACACCATTCAAATTTAACTTTCATTGATCATCCTCTCCAATCATTATCGCGGCATACCTTTCAGGACCGAGATAAGAAGATTGAATTTTGTAACCTTTTGCAAGAAATTCGTTTATTGTTCTTGAAAAATCCGGCAAATCCAGTGTAGAAATTACCTTTGCCACTTGTTTCTTGATCATAATTATATCAATATTCCTATCGTTTGTAATAATGCGCATATTAATAATGATGACACAAACCCAGCGCAAAGTGCCAATATACTTATAAGTGCGAGAAATACGATATCATTAAAGTCAATTCCTCGATATGGGTTATAATGTATTACCGCTTTAATTGAGAAATACATCCATATGCAAAATATTATAGCAGTTATCGCTATAAAAATAAATGGTGACATTTTAATTATGATCCTCTTTTTTGTTATATGGGGCATCTGGAGCAAGTTTAGGATCTCCAATTCCCCACTTAATTTGATGAGAGTCATTTCGCTTTGACTTTAGTGACGATAACACCCATTCTAGTGCGTCAATTTGCCCAAGTCCATTATCAATTTCATTTTGTTGTTCTGGTGCTTTATATATGATGTGATTTTTCCACCATAAAATTCGTTCTTGAATTAACATTTCCATCCCTTTAGGGAACCCATGTAAGTTCGATTGTGATAAATCATTTGCATGATCTATTGTCTCTACATCATATAACAAAATTGCCTGATAAAGTGGGCAAAATCCATCAGATTCTCTCCCTCCGAACCAACACGAAGACGATTGCAACTTGTATCCTGCTTTAAGGAGACCATTTACCAGTTCCTCAAATTTATCGCAATCTGAACTTTCTACAACTTTAATTGAAGATGGGGCAATCATTATATATCGCCCTCCGGTTTCTTCAGGGATAAAACCCAATTTAATTCTTCTATTTTTTCACATGTCCATTTGTCGGAGTAATAATCTATGGCATTGATTATTTGTTTTTTGCGAGTTTTAATTTCTTGTTTCAGCCATTCCGGTAATTCTCCGGATTCGCGGCGGTTATTCCATTTTTCAATTACTTCATTACGAGTATCAAATAATTCTATACCACCACCACAATCATTGCAATCTACAGAATACAAATCTGGTGGGCAATCGTAAGAATGTACATATATCTCAACATTATTACCTCCACAGAATGGGCATGGTAGTAATTTCCTGATATTTGTTATCTGATCATTTCCCTCATCGATATATCTAATTAAAATGTCAATTGCATCTTCCCACTTTAGATAATATCTACACGGTAACCATCCATCATATCCATCATCATTAAAATTCCGCTCTTCTTCAAATTCATAACCAGATTTTTCTGATATAAGACAATTGCATGAATCAAACTCTTGAAATGTACAATATGAGCAATCTTTAATATGATTAATCATTTTTAATTTAGAATGTTCTGCCTCGGCTGCATCCGCTTCCTGTTGTGCCAATGCCTCTACCTCTCCATCACATTGTGCTTCATATGCTGCTTGGTCATCACAATCGCATTCATATAAATACTGTTCATACATCTTTAAATCCTCCCTTGCAACTCATCATCTAAAAATCTTTCTAGCACATCACACCAGAAATTTGTATATATGCCATCGTCACAATCATAATCCAGATGATTACAATTTATACAAATATCCGGAGAAATTCCACCACAATTACACTGTTCAAATCCATTAATTGCCATACATCTCCTCCTTCATACCATTGGTTGTTTGACGGCATTGTTCACTCATTATAATTACCCATTAACATGTGTTGAAATACACTTATATAAATTATCATAAGTCCTCTCCTGCTGCTAGTTTTAAAAATGCATCCCAAGGTAATGCAATATACGTATCAGAATAGTTACGTTTGAATGCTACAGCAGGCACTAAATTTTCTTTTTCTGCATTATATTCTGCCTGTTTGAGTGATTCCCAGATATTGAGCGACTCTTGTCTTTTGCATTCTACAGCAAATGGAAATACTTGTCTTGCTCTTTCTGATAGTTGTATATCCATCCCAGGTTGCCCCATCCCGTTTGAGACAACATCTTCATCAGGCAGATTGAATTTTGCCCTAATATCTACAGTAAGATCATTTTGAAAGCCTTTCCCTTTGGCTTTCCTAGTTTTTGTATTCATTGAGGATAATCACTCTCCATTTTCATATCTATATATCATCCTCCATGTTATTTAGTTGTTTCGTCTGTCAGATTTTATGAGTTTGTGTAAAATTTTTATGGGGTTGGTATTTTTATGGGGTGGATTCGTCTGTCAATTTTTAATTTGGACAAATCAAAGTATAGCAACCTGCTATGCATTCCTGGGCGGATAGGCGCGCATAATTTTTATTCCACAACCTTTATATACCCCCTATTACCCAGCAAAAATAATCACACTATATAAACCTTTCCATGCGCATAAACTTACCGCGCAAGCATCAACGCGCACAAAATAATCACAGTTAGCGCGCATAAAAAATATGTTACTCATAAATGAGATCAATCTCATAGTTGATAGTCCCAGGTAAATTACTTTTGAACAATCCACTTATGATAGGCATCTCATCCTTGAGAAAGCGCATGAGCATCTGTTCCGCGCTCTCACCGATAAATCGTTTACATTTAGACATAACTATATTAACCCCTTCCAAAACTCACATAGATCAACCACAATCCACTTTAATCCTTCAGCCATGAACTATCAGGCGGTTAACAAATCACCCAATAGCATCAATCCATTACATCATCCTACTGGCAATTAGAAAACCAGCCAGCAAAAACGAATTCAGACAAAATAAAAGATAAATTAAATCTCTTTTTACATATTTGCTCATATCTGCATCTCCACAATGTAACCAGAAAGAACGTCAATGCTCCCCTGTTTTTTAAAAATCTCTACAATATCAGCATATCTGGAACCTTTGTGCTCAAGATACACTTGCTCAAGGGCAGCGATCGTAACAGGTCCATCATGGATATGCTGTTTAATGGCATATCTCTTAAATTTTTCAAAATTACTCATAATCCTTCCTCCTTTTCAAATCTCTCCTCAAATTCTGGGTGTTCTTGCAAAAATCTCCTCACCTTTGCCAAATTCCTCCTTGCTAAATGTTCAGCCTTCAGGCGTTGACGCTCTTGTAAAATAACTTCCGCTTGACATTGATTCAGGAGAGACGCGCACTTGACGTGATACCAATATCGTCCTCTCAGTCTGGCTAATTCATCGTTGCTAGTCAAAATACACCTTCATCTAGCGAAAACAATTCCATTGCTGCTTCTGCATCATCAAAACTAAACAGAGCATCGTATTTCGCCCTGTAATCTCCAATCTCATCTTCTTTCAGGAACGCGTAGGAGATTTGGGTCCCATTCCAGGATATAACCCCCTTGTAGAACCCATGCCCTTGATATTTACAAATCAACCTGATTCCTGTTTTATCAATAGATACCTCTTTCTTCTTTTCAAACATAATACTCGCCCAGTATAACTGTATGTCTTTCAGCATCAGTGAGATCATCCATGTCAGACGGACACGATGTGTATACCACACCATCATCCCCATACCGATACTCAGTATATCCATCTGCATATACTATTATGTACCCGTTATCACGTTCAAAAATAATTTTAGTCATTTTAATCACTTCATTTTTAATTTCAACCAAAAATACGAAACATCAGTACGGATATGTTTGGCACCAATTATGCCAAAGGGTTAAATCAGGGGTAAATTTCATACCCCGACCTATTATTACACCAATTTCAACCCCGTCTTTTCGTACGACTGCTCATCCTTGTTGCACTCTGTAAGCGCACAATCACAAACTCTTGGCATTTTATACCCTCTCTACGATTTTCCACAACATTTTATCAACATCCTGTTCCCTGTGTATCCCTTCGCGCTCCAACATTTCATCAAAAATCTCATTGAGATTTGACAAAAGGATTCCACTCTGCCAGCCCCCTGACAATTCAGAGGCTAACTTAATGTTTGTTTGCAATTTCAACAGCATTGTGCTATTATTCATATTTTCCAGCCCCAAAAATTAAAAATCACAATCAGAATAGTCTTGATCTGCCTGACTACCTTCGATTTGTTCGTCTTTCTTTACCCAACAATTTTTGCAATTGTCTACATAACATCCCATACATTCTTCTTTCATTTTTTCAACCTCAAAATTTCCTGTATTCTCGGTTTCGGCCGTGTTTTGCTCTCTTTTGTTCAACCCCTGCTGCCCCAGGGGAATCATTTTACAAAAGAAGACTGCAAAGCGTCCCTAATCCCGTTTTGCCCGTCATCGCTTGCGTCCTGATTTTTCACAGGGCTCTTCGCAAACTCTCTACTACTATGTGGGACTACATACTATATAATACTTTCTACGATCCAACCTTCGCGACGCCTTACGATCAAAGAGATCAAAACACACAATAATAATAGGAGGATTATCTGATTTTTGGTAACACAAATAATCATATAATTCATACATAATATTACGAAAAATCACACTAATATATAATCCACCCCAATAAAACCCAAAATCAACCCCATCCACATCACCAACCCCTCTGTATATACACATAACACTATCAAAATGCTCAATAATCCCATCCAACCAACTATAAGCCCCACATCAGTATCCATCAATAGCAACAGCCTGTAGCAATGTGGCGGTCAAAATCCTTCAAATAAAAAATAAATCTCAATTCACACAGAGAATGAGCACCAACCGCCTGATCCTCGTCATCCACCTGATCTAGCACAACAAAACTTGTAATGAAATAAAACTTAATCTAATTCTGAAAAACTGTAACTAAACAAAATTTAATCTAAATTAATAATTCTTGTTATACAATAAATACTTAATTAAAATCATAAAAATTTAACTAAACAAAATCTTCACTAACTAAAATAATATCTACTATCAAAAAGATATTGAATATAATAAATATACAAACTATATTTTCTATACTAACTATCAAAAAGATATTTACTATCTAAAATATACTTAATATACAAAAGATATCAACTATCAAATTAATACTTCATGATCAATCATTATAAATCTACCACTGCCAAATAAAATACATCAATGTCTAAATATGATCATATGATCAAATATATACATTGAGGAATATCTTTATACATCAATAACCAAATCAATACAGCAATGCAATATTCTACACATAAATGATTATAAAAGATAATCAATGTCCACTTATCAACTTCAATGTATAATTGTGCACATCACTACTCATTTTTATACATATGCTCATATCTGTTCATCAATGTATATATTTATCAACTAATATAAAATTGATCATTATATAATACACTCAATTATATTATCATCAGATATATAAAATTATTAAAATATAACTAGATCTATATATCTACCTATTATATAATAACTAATTAAATAAAATAATTAATATTTAATCTTTAAAATATAATTAATTATATTAAAATAAATAAATAATAAGAATTGTATATAATTAAATAAATATTTCTATTTTTATAAAATCGACAATTATATAATTCATATTTTTATAAAACTCTTAATATATTTTCACTTTTATAAAACAAAATCAATAAAACACCATGCGTAAGGATGATCGTAACCTTATTCGAAACGGAAATCGTCCTAGTTACCGGCGATCAAAGTGCTCTAGTTACTGGCGATCGTATGCCTTTATATACTTGTATGATCATATAATATAGTGTCACCAAGACAATAAACAGAACACATCCAAAGGACAAAAGGCTTGAGCAACCTTTTCCTTTTTTGTTTTTGTTTAGGATAGATTGGGGCGCTTCGCTTTTTTAGGTTGTTCATTGAATTGATGAGCCAACATGGTTGATGAGCACTTCACAATTGTGAGCGAAAGGTTTACAAGGTGAGCCAGCATGGTTGTGAGCAAATGTGGCCGTTGGCCTCACGATATATCAATTCGAACCATTTTTAACCACGGTCCACGTTACATTGACCAGCCCGACTTCACACTTTTCTTCAAAATAGTAATACCGTTGCCTACCTTTCGGACTTTTCGTAGCACAACGCCCACCCTGCCTAAACAAAACAACAAAAACAAAATGGAGCCTATCCCACTTTGTTCTTGGTTTGGTCTTGTTTATTGTCTGGGTAGACCTATATACATTGATCATGATAGTATTTAAACTTATCGGTGTTGTAACTAGTTGTCAACTATGATGATCTATAGAGATCAGTGTTGATCTATAGAGAACAATAGAGAGCTCACTGATCAGTACGCTCAGCTCAATATGAGAACGTACGCTCAGCTCAATGATCACTGTTCTGATCATCACCACAGACCACCATCAGTGAGATCGTTCGCATGATCACGAACAAATACAATACGATCTGGTAGTTCATAGTATCGAGAATAACCCCTATCTGCCATTATTTTGTCGATATTTGGCGAAATATTCAGTTTTTCGATGGCAACCATATAACGATCACTATGCCATAGATCAATAATCCCATTTAAAATACTTCGATTGTCAAAATGATGATTATCAAGCCACCGAATTTCTGACGTGAATTTGAGGTTATTTTCTCGTCTCTTATAATACATTTACTGCCTCCGTTTGCCAATCGGGAAGATGGCCTTTTTTGGGGTTTTTAGATTTCGATTTTAGGCTCAAATTAGGCTCCGATTTTTTGGTCGTGTTTCGGGGATATTTTGAGGTTATTTTTAGATGCGTGGGATAGAATGGCGTTAGATGCAAAAAAATATTACGACTTGAGACACGCCTAGGTGGTGCCTCGACACGTATATCTCTATTACTCAATTTACGACCTTTAAATGTTAAAATGAGCACTTTGAACATATGTTTTACAGACAAATGCAGCGCCCCAGACCCTTCCCGTATATATATATATATGCGATCTGAGCATTTTGCGGGCTCCTTTTGCCTTTTTAACCCCGTATATTTTCCTAATAGCCAATTACTTATAAAGACACCCCCTTTAAATTGAAAAAGGGGAATGATATGCATTCCCTTTCAAAATTTACCTCTCATATATATAACACCACTCTATAGTGTTATATATGATCATTCATTCCTTTGGAGAGTACTCATTAGCGTTGTTACTATATAAACTTATTGTTGCAAAAAGTCAATCCAACCCCAAATTACCATTTTTCATCAAAAGTTCACCTCCCGCGCATGTTAATTACCCTTCATTACCAAAAAATAATCAAAATGCTAACAAAAAAAACAAATAAGAGATCTAAATTTTACAAAAAAAAGTTTGGTTAATTGAATGATATCATTTCTACATAGAATGTGGTCATTCATCAAAATAATTAATGATAATTTGGTTTATAATGAATCTATACTTTTAAAACGATTGCCTTTTTCCAGCCTCGCTTTAATTCTACAGATGCTGTTTTGTTAGCCTTCTCAATACAATCATACCAGTTTGCCTGCATCCCGATGTAACTGCCATGTGTTTTTCTGTCGTATAATGAACGGGGTCCGCTTAATACAACATAATTAATAATTCGTTCGGTATTTATCGAATATTCCTTCCCTTCATATTCTACTATGTATTTTGTTTTCATACTAACATATTAGATAATTGGAGTATAAAATAATTTCCATTTATCATCAAAAATAATCAAAATAGCAACCTATAAAAATCCACACATCCAATATATATTCCTCATGGCTAACTATCCTCTAAAGGAATTCATCCGTATCGCATCAACTCCATATGGCACCGATCTCGATGATCCCATACATAATATCAGACTCCGAAAAGATATGTTATACCCCCCTATCGATATGGATGATCGGGGATCAATAGCAGGCCCAGGCCGTAAAGGTGGATGTTATGTTTATATCTGTGAAAATTGTGGATTTGCCGACTATACCCGAGATCATCACCAGCAATTCTGCTGTAAACAATGTAAGAAGGAATTCTATGAAAATGGCCGCGTATCCAAGCTAAACACTACATTACCAGGATACAAAAGTCACACTTTACACCGACGTTGCGCTTTCTGCGATATAATATTCCCTGTTAAATTTTCTGATATCTATCGTGGTAAAGGAATATATTGTTCGCGAAACTGCACCAATCGTTCCCGTGGATTCAGACCCCTTTGGTATCAATGTAATACATGTGGTCGATGGTTTAAAGCCGCTGTTCCCGAACAATCATACTTTTGTTCAATCGAGTGTGAAGATAAATATACAAGGGATAAGGAAAGTGTTAAATATAAATTATCCAGCCTGGATCATATGATCGATCATCTCATAAACCGCAACCTAAAATATGCACTTAATCACATGAGAAAGAAGAAAAATATAGATGAAAATGATATTCGAATTACCCCGCGCCTCCGCGTTCAGATGGAAGAGAAGAATAATAATCGACATTATTTAGAAGAAAAAGGACGAAAGACCAAGGAAGATAAAGATGTTATCAAATTAATCAACTTAATTGACTGTGATCTCATCTTCACCGAAAAATATCTATCCAATCCCCCTGATGAAAACTATATCGACCCCGAACCCTGGAAAATTGAAAAAGATACAACATGGATCAAAAATGCATAACTATTTATACTTCAAAGACCCATTATGTATATGCACAGAATTACAAGATTTTGTGCAGCAAAATGATGAGTAAGGGATTAAGAGATTGATAACCTCTCCCTTATGATGTTGGCAGCAACGTATGAAGTATGGTTTGTTATCGTGAACTCATGAGCAGATGTGAGCGCGCAATTCCTCCTCTATGACCATGAGAGCCATAACCTAAAAATCAGAAAAGTATGGTTATCCAACGACAAATAACAGCGTAAATCCCAGCAGGGAACAACACGATTAGAGGGTTTAATCATAACATCCCGAGCGGTAGTAAGATTGTTAAACAAAATGCATGGTTCTTTATGGCTCAATACCATACCCATGTTTGATCTGTTTTCAGGTTGCGGATGTAAAACTAAAAAACTGTAGTTTCTGACCTGTTCCCTTTTTTCACCTCAAAATATCATAACATAATTTTTTAACCAACAAATACTCTGATACCTCACTGTCGCGTATCAATTATTATAGAACGATTGTTTGAATTCCCAGAAGGAAACTCACTACTATTTGGGTGATGACTAATGATGATTAGAAATGTTAGAAAAACTATTTAAACTGTTTTCGAAAACTCAAAATGCATCAACTTCACAAAAGAAAATTAGTTATGATTACAAAATCACATTTGGGAATGGTTTAGAATTAAAAGATCTAACAATGTCAGATCTAATTAACTATACAGATAACAACAATTATAAATTTAAACCGTCAGCAGATTCACTAGGTATAAATTATTATCCTGAAACTGTAGCAGATGCAAAATACAATCCCTCAACTGATAAAACTATTGGATTAGTTGAACAACAACAAGGTGATGACAGTAAATATAAAGTATGTGGGATTTTAGTTAAACAAGAAGAGAAAACTGAAAACATAAATGAACAAATAAAGAATTACATATCTAATCAAAAAGATGTAAATCATAAATTGTTTATTGAACGTATAAATCAGTATAAAGAAAAATCATTATTAGTGGAAAAACAGTTACTACATTCAAATCCACTGAACATCACAGACTATTGGTCGAATGGTTATTCATATAGATTTATTGTAAATGGCTGGCAATGCGAATTTGTAGATCAAGATAGTTGGATAATTTGTACAACATATAAAAAAGATATGTTTAAAGATGCTGATATCTCCCATAGTGATTTTACATGGTTGCGGCATGATAGGCCTGATCTATATAACGCCCTATGTAAAAAATACTCCTATTCTGAAGAGATAATTACAGGGCACGATCTAACTCTAATGGTTGAAAGATTCATTCAAAAAGTTGAAAATTTAAGGTGATGATTAGAAATGGATATTGATGAAATAATTAAAATATATACAGAGAATGTTGAATCTGATATATTATATCGGGTCAAACCAGTTGGTAAAAGCTTTCTTTTCCTTGGGATATGGTTGGAAGCCCAGGCATTGAAAGTGTAGAGTGGAAACTAAAAAAAGATGATTAATTATGACAAAATATTATTGTGAAAATTGTGGTGAGGAATTAACTTATAAACAAGACTATTGTGGTGGCAAACGTGATTATGAAGTATGCTGTCATAACTGTGGTGTATTTTTCGGTCCCGAAGCGTTAGAGATTGAACCAGGATATAATAATAAGGAGGAGGATTGATTGAAATGAATAAACAAAACTTAATTGAACAAATATTAGCAGACATGACATACGATGAAACAATCCGTGATGGTATCTGGAAACATAAAACTGATACGTATCAAGATTTTTTCCATCATTGCCACGGAGACATGTTACTAGATGATCATCGTTATAAAATGATTCATGACCTATTAAATGGTATATCAAATTTTGAAGATGATGATGATCAACTATTTGAAATAATTGATTCATGTGTGCCAATCTACAACCACAAATTACTCCAGTGGATTTCATCAAATAACAACCGATCCTGTTATGTTGATGAGGCATTAGAAGAATTTTGCAAAGATATTACATTTTTTAAACTCCTTCAATATGGCTACTATAAAGAACTAGAGGAAGTTTATAACCTAATGAATGATTGGTTAGACGAAAATTCCGAGGAAGAATGATTTCTAATGCTTATAACAAACGACGCAGGAGAATTCCTATACAAATGCTGCACAAATTGCAGTTTTGTTAATTTTGCTTTTGGTGACGGCTACTGTTCTGGCGTATTTGCGTTTTGCTATAAATGGAAAGAGGAGGAATTATTAAAATGTCAAAAGAAGAGTTAATTGAGAGAATTAAAAAAATTGATAATTTATCATTTTATCTTTATAAAAATGGCAATGATGAATCTAATCATATCTGTATTGATGATATAGAAAAAGTGGATGATATAATAATTGATGATAATCTACTAATCTCTCATGATTATAGTGCATATGGTGATTACGGTGGTTATGGTTCTGTTGGAATGAGTAATCATAGAATATTATTAGAAATCAGCCATTGTGATATTTATGGTGGATATGGTTATCATTGTGCCGCTATACCACTATTATATCTAGTTAACAATCCAGAACAAGCAGATGCAATATTGGATATATATCAGGGATTAAATGATTATCCTTGTATAGACGATGAAGATCTTTCCAAATTAGAACATGATCTATCAACTGAAGCATTTAATGATTATTATAAAGATGATTTAATCAAAGTAATAGAAAATAAGTTCAAAATTAACATTGATGATTATAATTTAAAAGAAACAATGACTCTGTGGAACTTATTAGAAACATTATCAGAACGGTCATCAAACTATTGGATTAATGAATATACCACAATGTATATTGATATTGATAGGTGCGTCGATAGCATGACAATTGATGATTTTAAAGAATATTTTTCAAAGGGAGATATAGTAAATAATGTCTAATAATCCAAATGAATCAGATCTAATCATATCATATAGTGTAATTGCCACCCTATATATCCCAATAATTGAACAAAATGGCAACATCACACCAAATGAAATGATTCAAAAAGAGGTATTAAAACACAGAGGATTGAATATTGCACCGATCATCTCAACATGTGAACTTTACAACAATGAAAATTTTAGCCTCAACGCATCAATCAGAGATTCAATCGAAGTCGATCACGGTTATCTAAATGAACCTGAACTTATCCCCCACCTTATCAAATCTGATATCATTACCAAATATGGTAAGGAAGATATGATTGAAATTGATGTGGATGATATTGGGTGGGAAATACAAAAACTATGAATGGAGGACAGTGATTAATTATGAAAAACGTTGTTAAACTTTATGAAAATATGACAGATCTCGTCGAAGAAGATCCTTATAATAACAATCAGCAGTGTGGTATCTTCCTGTATATTGATTGGGAGAACGAAACCGTTGACGTAGAAACTCATTATAGAGATGGTACAACACCATTTGCAGTCTATCATAATCGAGCAACACAAATCAAATTACCTCATAATATAGATGCACAAGAGATTAGATCTAATATTAATGAGTTATTACCAATCCTTAATAAAATAAGTGATGGATTTGATACTGAATGGAATGGTCATAACTGGATAGGGAAATTTACTGAAAAATCAGAAGAAAAGTTAAACAATTTAATCTATGAAATCGAGGAATACCCATCTAAATATTTCAACACAAATGATAACATCGGACTATGGGGAGCAAATGACTGGTTTGTTGATAAAATTGACGAGATAACAGCATCTGCAACAAATAATGAGATTGTCGAGTTGGCAAAATCTTATTATGATGAGGCATTTAATGATGGTGTTGTTATTCAGGGTGGAATTGGCGAATTGATTAGATTGTTCACAGAACAACGAAATGATTTAGGAGAATTAAAATGAAAAAGGAAAAGCAAGTCTTGAAATTAGAGTCATATCACATTTGCGACTATTGTAATGAGATATCTTATCAAACGTGTGATTATTGCGGTAAAGATTATTGTGAAAATTGCGAACCTGATGATTGTGATGATTATTATTTTCGCAAATATAACATTGTAGATACTGATAAACATCATATATGCAAGTATTGTATGGATCTATTTATCAAAAAGTATCGGGATGACGCCACTACCCAAATAAAAATTGCAAATGATGCAAAGATGGAATGGAAAAAGTTATTATTAAAATTTATAAATGAATGTAAAAAAGCGGATGTTTGATAGGTCATGAGCACTAGAAGCCAAGTAAAAGTTATAAGTAATGAATTTGACTATCCCATTTATCTTTATCAGCACTATGATGGATATAATCTATTTGAAACTGTAAAGAATGCAATTGCAAGACACCAACGATGGAACCATCCCGAATATCTTACCAGGATAATTTTCAGTGAAATGATTAGAGATCATATAGATGATGAAACTGGGTATGGTATTGGTACATCAATTCATTGTGATATTGACTATTTAATTGTAGTAGACATAGACAAACAAACCATTACAGAATATGAGAATATTGAACCAAATGGAACGAAGACTAAAGTTAAATTCAATGAAGTTTTGTAAAGTAATTGGATATGAATTAACAGAAGGTGAATAATGAGCAATAAATTGATTATTGTAATTGGTAGACATGTTAATAATGATCTGGAAACTATTTTAAAACATTTTAGTAATGATTCCAAAAACATTGAAACTTTTCCTGAATATTATCTTCATCCATGGGACCAGTTATTGTGGATTGAAAATCACATCATTAAGCAAACTTGTAATAGTTTAATTATTACAAATTCTTCATACATCATAGATCACATGTCAGATTTGATGGTAGGATATAAACATAAGAATGAATGTGCAGATCTATTACTAACCAAAGATCCAAATGCATTTATTGATCCTGTCAATGTAGAAATTTTGGAATTTAATGATGGGTATTTTATAAATATATTAGAAATTAAGAATGAACATATATATATTGACTGGCATACATTTTCAGAACCTAGTAGATGGGTTGCAAATAATTATTCTGAAATTATGGATAGGATAGATAGGATAGATGATGTCCCTTCCTAAATCTTTTGGAATTCGCCGTGCCATCCTATGTCCTTCGTGCGAACGTGGCATCATCACAAACTATAGCACATCATCGACAATATTCGATTATGAAGACGGCACTTGCCGTATAGGAATGACCACTCACATGAGGTGCCCGTATTGCGGAGATGATGTAATATGCCATAATGATAATGGTGGATATAACTTAACATATAACTACATTGATCCATTATATCCAAAATTCAGGCATCGTATCTTAAAACGTGCACTGATTAAAATAGTTGATATAAGTTGAACAATTTAAAAAAGCGAAGCGACCACCACCATCTTAACAAAAAAGAAGGAAAGATCTTCTCTCCTTTTCTGTTGGTGATTGTGCACAACCATGTTGATCTTACTCTTATATAAACTTAATGAATTTACAGAATATATTTATTTTTGGAGATAATATAATGAATAGTTATAAACCACTGGATAGTTTTATAGGTAATGAACAAATTAAGAAGATTATTGCAAATAATGTTGCAGTTTGCAAACGTAAAGGTATCGCTTATCCTCATACATTAATTACTGGCGCATCAGGATTGGGTAAAACAGCATTAGCCTATGTTATAGCAGAAGAAATGAAAGTGCCAATTATTGAGTTAAATTGCGGTAGTGATCCTAGTGTAATAAATTCAATACTAAAACTTGGGGAACACTCAATTTTATTACTTGATGAAATACAAAGTTTAAGTATAACAACAATGGAATCTACATTATACAGGTTATTTGATGAAAATAGAATTTATATTAGATATCCAGATGGTAATGTTGAACCGTTTGATCTTGGAATGAGTATAACAATTATAGGATGTACTAACCAACCTGAAAAATTACCTACTCCTTTAATAAATCGTATGCAGAATTTACGATTAAAAACTTATAATCTTGATGAGATGAAGGAAATATTAAAAGGAAAAATTAAATCGGTTGATAATGAAGGTTTGATATCGTTGGCAACGGCAACACGTTATATTCCACGTAATGCTGTAGAATATGCAAAGATTATTAATAATTATGCCTATCAATATGATCTAGAATATTTAACAAAAGATAATATCCTTGAAGCCCTATCTTTAATGGGTATTGATGAGCATGGACTAGATGATTTTGATCATGAATATATTAAGTTAATTTATCGAACATTTAATAACAATCCAACAGGGCTTAATGTTCTTTCATCTATGCTGGGGGAAAATAGGCATACTATCGAAGAACACGAAAATTATTATATACGTGAAGGGTTATTAATCAGAACAGGGAGGGGTAGAATGCTAACAGGGAAGGGTTTAAAAATTGCGATGAGGATGACAACGGAGGGATTATGATTGAAATTAGTTTAACAAGTAATGAATCTTCTCTTTTTTATATAGGAATTCTATATATTTTAAAACGGTTGAATAAAGGACAGTATAGATTACCTGAAAAAAATATATCTAAACTATATAATATATTAATAAGTATGAATGATAGTGAACAAATATTATTAACTATTAAAAAATAAAGGAGTTTAAATTTTGAAGTCAAATAACAATAATAATAATTCCAAACATATTTTCTGTATGTATTGTGGTTATGAGTGGGAATATACAGGGATAAACTTTAATAACATTTGCTGTCCTAACTGTAAGCGACGATTCAACGTTTTAGAAGGTAAAGCACGGAGGTTCAATGAAATGGCATTCAAGAATTATAAACAAAATTTAAATGTTCCTAAATGTTATAGAGTGAGGAAAGCGTATAAAAAATCGAATGGTGTAGTGCAAACATATATTCAGCACTACAATGAACTTGATCAAGTATATAATTCAATAGTCACTTTAATTGATAAAGGAGTAGGATATACATTTAAAGATGATAAGATTGTCATAATGAATGAGTCTGGTAATACACTCACAGTTGATCTGTATAATGAATCAAAACCATGTATTATTCCCATGAAAGATCTAGTGAGTAGTTATGTGAATGATCCCAAATATCAAGATAAGATGGCGGTGTAATATGCAAATAAAAAGTTATTTAATCATGTTGTATCCAAAATATAAAGGTGGTTCTTAATGGGTAATGATATAGTAGGCTCAAGACCAAATTTTATAGATACTTATATTATGATTAATCATATCTTTGATATTTTGAGTTATGATAATAATATGTGTAATTCTGATATTCGTATGTATAGCATTAGCGTTGAAGAATATAATAAATTAAATGAGGTAATTATATGAAAAGAGATGGCATTTATAGATTTACGTTTAGAGAGGTATGCATATCTTCACTATATAGAGTCAGTCAACATATACAAGATAATAATCTATATGAAGCAGGTCTTGAAGTTGGTAACGTTATGTCAATTTTGCGCAATAGGATGGATCTTGATGAAATTATGACTCGGGGTGACGTATTTGATATATTAGAAGATGATGTTTAATGGTTGTCAGATTTTTTTCTAGATATAAAATTGCATATTTTCTAGACGATATTAAATATGAACACTGGAAGAAGAGTAAATCTGCAAATAAAGGTGTGGATAGGTTTTGGGGTGAAGTTGTAGAAGGTGTGATGATTATACAGGATGAATTTATATATCTTGATGTAGTTAAGCCAACACCTAAAATGAAGGAGTTTAAAGAGTTAGTTGATATGATTAACAGGATGAAGTGATAATTAATGATATTAAAATATAATGGAGAAGATTACATTAAGTTTGATGATGTTTTACATGCTTTAGATGTTACAAAACGTGCACATAGAAAACTTTTACATGCGGAATATGGATATTGTAATCATGATGTTGATATTTCTATTTCAGCAAGTGATCATATTGTTGATACCATGAAGCTTATATTTGAAGATTTAAAAAGACACGTGGTGACAATTATTGATGAAGATTAAAGTTTTTGATAATGGTAAATGTAAAGTTGTAAAAAGTGAAGGATATAATTCTTATTTTGATAAAGTAAATGGTATGTTTATTAGATATGGTAAAGACAAGGACGACAACCTAATTATGGCGCCATCTTGGGAAATTCTTGACTGGGAGTTATCAACAAAGTGTAACAATATAGGAATTTGTAATCAGTTTTGTTATAAAAGTAATACTGGTGATGGTAAGACAATTTCATTTGATCAATTTAAGATGACGTTTGACAAACTCAAATCCATGAACCCAATATGGCACCAGGTAGCATATGGTATTGGGTCGTTAGAAGGCATACCTAAACTACCTGAAATATTAGAGTATACAAGAAAGAATGATGTTATTCCCAACATTACTATATCTTCTAACGAAATAAATCATAATGTTAGCGATCTACTTGAATCCATTTCTTATGATTGTGGAGGAGTAGCAATAAGTGATAATAACATTGAAGATACAATTAAGTTGGCTAAAAAATTAAAGAGGAAAGTGGTTCATCTCAAACAGATTAATGTTCATCATGTTTTATCGGATAAAACTTTTTATGAAGCATTTCACATGATTGATGCAATGAATCACAATCCCGATATATTTAATGCATTAGTCTTCTTGTGGATCAAGCCAATGGGAAGAGCAAAGAATAATTTCACTCAAGTTAATGATGTTCAACTATCTAAATTATTAGACTATGCCATGAAACATAATGTAAATGTCGGCTTTGATACATGCGGTTCGCATCATGCAATGAAATATTATAAATCCAAGAATATGAAGGATCAAGTTGCAAATTTAATTGAACATTGTTGTGGAGCACGCTTTTCAATATACATTTCTGTAGATGGTATATTTTCACCATGTTCATTTTGCAATGATAATCAATATAATATAGACATTAATAGAGTTACCGGCGCAAAAGATGTCTGGATGAGTGAGGAGTTTATGAAGTTTAGAAAGTTGTTAATTGATAATGGGTTAAGATGCCCAATTTATGGAATAGATAAGGAACAATCATTATGAGATCATTATTTGCAAAGTTATTTAAAACTTATTCTTTTCACAGGTGTAATGAAATTTGTGATTATATCGTAGATAATCTATCATATAATAATGAGGTATCTGAAAAATATAATAAGGTGTGTAAAGTTTATCCACTAGATAGATGTTTGAGTAAATGTGTTGAATTTAAACATATTAGAGTTAAACTGGCATACCAATATGACCAAGACTACTTTGTAAGGACAGATCTGCCTACTAGTATATGGATGAAGATATCATCATCGTGTAATGAATATACAGAGGTATGGAATCAGTATGATGGGTTTGTATGTAAAGGGAATGATAATGATCCATGGAAAGATGTATTATATAGTGAATGGAAAGAGTTAGTAGATTTATATTATAATTTAATGAAAGATGTAATGATTTATGATAAAAATGAGAGGAAGAAAATAGAAGAACATTGGAAGCGTATAGATCGTGAAATTTGTAAAGAAAAGTTGGATAAGTTAAATGAGGTATATAAATGAGCAATATTGATATTATTTGCGGCAATTTATTGAATGAACCACATCGATATTATCATAATTGGCGACATATTTCGAATATACGTTGGTTAATAAGAGAAGATAGTAATAATTATACTCTAGAAGAATTTGAAATTTTACGTAGCGTAGCACTCTTCCATGATATCATTTACGATCCAAGAAAAGATAATAATGAATTGGAATCTGCTAGAGTTACCCGCGAAAAATTCTTAAAAGATGATAAACACATTGATATTATTTGTCGATTAATTGAACTAACAAAACCATCATATTATAATTCAGATCTATCAAATGAAGATCCTCTAGTTCAAAAATTAATTAAATGTTTCTGGAAATATGATCTTGATGCATTTTACAAATGTGACATACATATATTATTTAATAACTTTATAAAAATCCTCAAAGAATTTCAATTTGTAGATTATCCAAAATTTAAATTAGAACATATAAAGTTCATCGCTTATCTATCTTCCCTTAATTGGTTTGACAACAACATGTTATCCAAATATATATCAATCATACAGAGTTACCGGCCAAAAATTGGTATATATGCTGGTTCTTTCAATCCTTTTCATGTTGGTCACCTATCAGTGCTGGAACAAGCAGAACGATTATTTGATAAGGTGATAATTGCACAACCAAAGGATATAGATAGAAAGGTTAAAACAGAAGGTATATTACCATTTCATGAAGTTATTAACTTTGACGACCTATTAATTAATGTAATAAATAACATTAAGTCATATGCTGACGTCACATTAATTAGAGGATTGAGAAATGGTAATGATCTTGAATATGAAATTAACATGAAAAAGATTAATAGTGATCTTGGTGGTTATCATGATACAATTTATCTCCTAACCAACTACCCACATGTTAGTAGCACAGTAGTAAGGGATCTATATAAATATAATAAAATGGAATATATACCTAGGAAGTATGAATATGCATATTAGATTGGGATTCATAAGTAATTCATCTTCATCATCTTTTATTGTTATTAATGGGAATCCTTATTATACAATTATTGATGATAATATATTGGTTATTGGTGACGGTGGTTATGATGAATTTGGTTGGGGGCCGTGTATTATTAAGGATGTATACAGTAAAATAACATTTACGTATTTACAGATTAAATATTTGGAGAGGTGTTTAGAACCTAATAGTTATTGGAGAATGGGCACTGATTCATATGCAAAAAGGTGGCAAGAAAAATATTTAGATGATGAGTTACCTGCAAAATGGAAAGCAATGTTTGAAAAGGTTATATATGAAAATGCACCCAATCTAGTTGATATTGATTATAAATTAATTGATAGAGGATTTGAAAGTGAGGATTACTATATTGATCATCAATCAAATATACAGAATGAATACAATGCTCAAATGTTCAAAGATGAAGAATCAATGAAGAGGTTTATGTTTGACCAAAATGTATGGTTAATACTTGATAATGACAACGACTGTAATTATGAAGGTAATTTTCTTGGAATAATTTGGAAAGGTGATTAGTGATGAAGTTGAGACTTGGTTTTATTTCAAATAGCAGTAGCAGTTCGTTTGTAATGATTTTTTCAATGAATATCTTTAAAGAATTTAAAAATGCAAATCCAGTTATCGCGGGATTTTTTGAACAATTAATAGAAGTTAAAGAGTTTAATGGGAGTAAAGTTGGCACATTTAGTGAATGGGCATCACCTGGTGGAACGCGCTGGGATACATTTGAATATGAAAATCTTTCACCAGAATTAGAAGAGATATATGATGAGAATCCCGATGATCATTATCCACGCGAAGTGCGTTATGTTTTTAAAGAATGGATGAAGAAAAATGGCAAAGAATATCTATCGTTTGAAAATGATTGGTAGGGGGATTATATAAATTATGGAATTATAAACATCATTGGCAGTATTGGGGAATGCGGAAAGAAGATGGAACGGTTAGATATCTTGAGAACCCATCTGGCATGTTTGGACACGATAGCGAAGGCGTAATTTGGGAAGATCCCCAAGGTAATTACTATGAATGGCATTTTGGTCCATACTTTGTATCATCCGTTCCACTTAAACTTGAAGGTAATTCGTTAACTATGAACATAGACTATGATTTACAAAAGAAAGAAGTTGCTGTTGAAAATGGAAATGGTAATGTTTCCAGTCTTTATTAACCCCAATTTTATAATAGGAGTTATAACATTATGAAAAACACTATTTTTGCCATCTCTATACTTCTCTTAACATTATTATCTCTATCATTAACATGCGGATGTTTGGGTTTCTTTGAAGGTTATATACCAAAAGCACAAGAATATACATCGGCTGACTATTCAATTAACCAGTATAAATTTTTCATTGATAAGTACAACATGATTCGTAGTATGGGTGCGATGATTCAAAATGCTGATGGAGAACTCGTTGATTTCAAATCCATACACCAGAATACCAATAGTTGGACTCGTACTGAAAACGATAATTATGAAGATCTTCGATTTATTAAAAATGGATATATTGGTCAGTATAATTCATTTGTGAGTGAGTATAATAGTAGAATGCGCGATCTTACAACTAATCAAGCGTGGATGAAACCTAAAAACTTTCCATCGTCATTACAATTATACAGTCCTACCAACATAATCACAATGACCGATCCAGAATTGGATTACAAGTAAGAGATGATCCCTAATGAAGTTAGAAGAAATTGAAACATTTATTGAAAACTATGAAAAACCAACAGTTTCGTATTTTGTTGGAAACAAATTATATAAAAGTGAGAATGGTAAGTATTTAGGAAGGATAAATAAAGACATCCCTTTATCACATTCATTCGGTTCGATCTGTTTTACACATACTATGCCTATATTTGAAATGAATGATAATAGATATCTAATATTTTACGAAACGTTTGAGTTTGAAAAACATGGGTGGTTCAATAAAGATTATACTTTTGTTACAACTCATATATCAGGTATTCATGTTTTTCCTAAAAATATAATAATGGAAGTGATTGGGAATGATTGGGGCGGGATAGATAAATTGAAGAAATTTATAAATGTTGATAAGACTATAGAAGTGATCTAAATGGGTGGAAAATTTGTAAATGGGGTGTATAAAAAGAGTGGTGGTGATTCACTCGTTGAAGAGTTATTTGGTGTAACGAGGGATAACAATGGTAACTTTATATTTCCTGATCCAATTGAGAAACAATTCAATGATTATATAAACAATCAACTTATACCTGTAATTGAAAAGATAGTGGAACGACAGGATAAATTAGAAACGTTGTTAAGTGAGCATATTAAAAAGGATGGGGTGATTTAATTGAGTAGAGGATTATCAATAGAGTTAACGGAAAAATTAATAACTTTATATAAAACAGTTAAATCTGGTTATTTTTACACTGATGACATCTCCGATATATATCCACCAGAACGGATGTGCAATTTAAGTCAGAGAGGGTTTATTAGAAAAACTGGTGGAAGTAAAGTTATTAATGGCCATGCATCTCCTGAATGGTGTATGTCGCAAAGCGGAATATCCTACATAAAGAAATATATAATGGAGGAGGAATAAGATGGTGTTAATTGTAATTAATAAATGTTATTGCGGAACGTTTAATTTGTCATTATTTGGGCAACGAGAATATTTAAAGAGAAAAGGTAAAGAATGTTATTATTATGAATATGATTGTGATGATGGTAGTTTTTATAAAGTAGATCACGAGAAATATTCTTCTTCGTTTTGTTTAACCAAAGATTATGGTGATGGGATGTTTAATAATTATGAACACGATGATTATTTTTATAGTAGAGATATTCCTCGTGACGATCTTGATCTCATAGCAATTATCAATGAATTTGGATCAGAAAAAATATCAAGCCCATATGCGAATCTTGTAATAGTAGAAGTTCCAGATGGTGTTGATTGGGAAATTGAAGAATATGATGGTTATGAATCAATCCACGAAAAACATAGAAGTTGGAGATAACGATCGATTACTTCCTCATTTTAATTTCTATTCTTATGCAACAAGAAGATCACGAAACGTCAATTTTGACAATAAAAACATAAAAGATATTCTCACTCCTGATCTAAAAGAACATGTAATTAAGTTAATGAGGAGTGAGAAATCTAATTTCATCTTAAATGAACCGCTACTAGAAGAAATACAGATTAAAATTCCAATTGCAAAACCAACTTATACTTTAATTTGTGCAGATCTTGTTGGTGAAACTTCTAAAGCGTATAATTTGCGTGTCTATCTAAATCCAAAGGCATATACTTTTGATTTTCCATTTCAACCATCGTTGTATTCGTGGTTCCCAAAATCACTATGTAATAAATTGAATGTTAATTATTGGGAAGTGAAAAGTTTTATATTGACAGACAACCTAAATAAGTCATTAGAATATTTGAAACAGACATTGATTAAAAAGTATGAATTTACAGAAGATGAAGTGGGGAGTATCGTGAGAGTGTATTTGAAATGAAAGGGGATGGATTAAATTATGGATGATGATGAGTAATACTAAATATTATTTAAAACGAGTTTTGTTGCTAATAACACTTATGATATCTTTCATTTTACTGTGCTTTGGGCTTCCAATCATATTTTCAATTATTGGAATGTTTATATGTGAGTATATTGGAATACATACTAA